CGTATGCTGAGCTACCGGACTGCAGTTCTGGTGATCTCTCTCGTTTCCTCTCATTCCTCTTGCTACAGGGTAAGGAGCGGACCTCTGTAGCCTTCCCTCGTCGCCAGCGACGAGGGGAAAACGACCTTTGTTCATTACAAAGGTTGTGTCGCCGGGACAGGTGGGCCTTGGCCCATGGCTGTTCCTCTATTAAGCGCAACTTGCCGAAAAGTTGTCGCCGACACACTCCATCCACGCGGTCCCATTGGGAAGCGACCGCGTGCTCTCAACCCCCTCCCCCATCTCCAGAATACCTCGAACACGTAAGACGTGTGGTAACTGGTACTTTTCGTCCCGGATGGGATCGGAATTATCATTCCTTCGTCGGGAATCATGTTCCGAATCCATCCGCTCGCGCCTGCAAAGGTCGCGCTGATGCCTTATGGGCTGGACGACGAAGTGAATTCTTTACCGCTACTACCAGTGAGTGCGAGGTCATTCCTCACGGCCTCACGGGGCGGTACAAAGATATTCTAGCCACGGGCAAGACCAGACCGATGCTCATCTTCGATGAGTCTGTCGAGTTACTTGCGCCATTGCATAAGCTATTGTATTCACATTTAGCTAAGCAGGATTGGTTACTTTGCGGTCCTCCGACCGAAGAAAAGATGGCATCTGTCCTTGTGAACGCACACCAAACCTCGGTAGATTTGGTGTCTGCAACTGACGGCCTGGACCTTACGGTCTCCCAGGCTATCCTGGACGCGCTTTTCTTCACTTCTGTGAAGATACCACGTACTCTTAGGGCGTTCGCTAAGAGTTCTTTGCATCCTTTCTTTAAGGATGATCGTGGTAACGTATCCAGGGTCAGTCATGGACAGATGATGGGGGCCTACCTCTCTTTCCCTCTTCTTTGCATCCATTCGTACTGCGCAGCCTCTTGGGCTGCTCGGGACGATGATACAGCGCGATTTCTCGTCAACGGTGATGACACTGTCATTTCTGCCGGACGGGTTATCAGTGTGCAGGACTACCCTCCTGGGTACCGACTCAACACTGATAAGACAATTCGCGCCGAGAACGTCGCTGAGCTCAACTCAACGGTGTTTCTTCGAAGCAGAGGGAGATGGCGCGAGGTGCGTCATCTTAGGAGAGGAGGAGCGGTGGCCGATTTCCCCGGTATGATGCACATGGCGAAAGCCGTGTCTGTATCACCCGGGTTCGTGGACGCCTTTCAAAGGTGTCGAATCGGTCGTCGCTGGGGTTTCCTTCCCAGCCAACTTGGTCATACGACCTACCCCTCTTATAAAAGAGAGAGGGGCCTCAGGGTGCGTCGAGCCTGGACGCCTTTACCCGAACCTCCGGTCGAAACGGAGTTCCCTGAGGAGTTGGTAAGGATCTCGGGTAGAGATCCTACGCCCGTGGAGGCAGAAGCCTTGCGTGTTGTCATGTGGAGACACGGGCGCTGGGGGGGTTCGAAGAGAGACGTATTTTCTCCGTCCTGCGGGAAAGTACGTCGGAGCTATCAGTACAGGGCCCGGCCCTGTAAGTCTTACCTGAGTTTTGTCGGTTCAGGGAGGCCGAAGTTATCACCTCTTCGTGAAAAGGGTGGGGACATGAATTTGGTTCCGGCCAATTTTGTGTCCGACGAGGAATCGAGGGGGCTAGAAGACCTTGAACAGTTCCGAAGGAACTGGGAGAGGGGCTTTATCCTGTTACAGGATTAAGCATTGGACTTCTAGCGACGGATCCGTGGATCCACATCGTTTCTGGTCGGTCGTTCCTCTGACCTTCCCCGGAAGTGAACTGTTTGTGGCCAGTTGAGCCGTGACTGCTACGACCTCCATCATATGCGCATCTCTCCTCCGCAAGCATTCTCCTCGTTCGACCCTGCGCTAGCGGGGTCTGGAGAAGCACCTTTGACAAGGTTGGGGGATCTGCGGTAGGTGGTGGCGACTGTGGAAGTCGGCCGAAGGCCGGTCCTTGCAATAGGATGCGGGTTGGGAGCTCTCTCTGCTAGTGCCTAGAGAGCCAGTTGACGGCTGCGCCGGAGTGACGCAGCCCGGGTACCCACACGAACAGTGCATGGAAGGGTGGTAAAGGGGAGTCGCGGGGCTAGTTCCAGACTAGTAGGCGACCGTAGGTGAACTCGTTACTGCCGC